TGCGGCCATCTGACCAACACTATCAGTAGGTGAGGAGCGTGTTTCGGTCATACCTTTCGTAAAATCGGCTTGTGGTGAAAGCATATCTATCATGACAAGTCCGATTTTAATTTTAACCATATCGAGCTGATCTTCAAGTTTTCCCCACTTAATCCTGAAATCATCTATATCCTGCATATCCTGGGCACTAATCGCAGGAGATTCTCTTTTAAAATTCTTTATTGCCAGTTGCCCATTGGAAATCATCGGAGCTATCTCTGCCCATCCCCGCCCAAAGATATCCTGTGAGAGATTGGCTCGGTCCTGTGCATCCGCGATATCTCCAAGAACCGGGAGAAGATCCTGCAGGATATCAGACGTGCTTCGGAACCTGCCATTCGCATCCCTGACTTCAACCCCCAGATCTGTAATGCGTTTGCGAAGATCATCCCCGCCGGTTCCGGTTTCGCCGAGTCTCTGGGTGAACATTGTCATTGAACGGGAGAGGTCCTCGAAATCGACACCCATATCAACGGCTGCCTCGTGCCATTTCTGGGCGTCGGTGATTGACATATTGGTAACGAGCGAAAGATGTTTCATTTCTTCTTCATAGGCCATTGCAGCGGCGATGGTCTGATTAAACGCATCTTTCCCGGCCTGCATGAACTGATTAAAGAGCATCATAGTCATGTTCAGAGAAACGGTTACGTCCCGATAGAACGCGAGGAGTCCGCCCTGCGCTGACTGAATCCCTCCGAGAAACGCGGATGTATCTAATCCCAGCTTAGCGAAGTACGACATCACGCCGTCGTTAGACAATACTCCCTCCCGTGGCGATTACCCACTGATCCATTATCTTCATTGATTCCTCCGGTGATTGTGGTTCTTTCATCTCATCCTCCGCCTGTTTCAGGATACTGAAATCCGCTGCGGTGAACGGTTGTGTATCCTGTGAACGGTTGATATTTGCGAGTAAGGAACACCGGACCCCGTTCAATACGTCCTGGAACTTCCATTCCTGATCCCTCTGCTCAACCTTTGCCTCGACGACCGCCCGGACTTCTGCCGGGGTCATGTGCCGGAACTGTGCCGGGGTAATGCCGCCTATCCCGAACGCTGTTTTCTGCCACGCTTTCCGGTAGGCTTCGGTAAGTTTTTTGGTTGTTCGTGCTCCTCAGTCTTTACGTCAGGGACGGGAGTGGCGTCTTTCTTCTCTTCCCCGAAGTACCCGGCGGCAACCAGCCCCTTCTCAATGTACCCGTAGAGCAGAACCATCCCGACCGGACCGGCGAACTGCCGGGCGAACTCTTTGACCTTCTCGAGCGCGATACCCTTCCCGGTATCCTGGGGGATGGCATAAACCAACTCACCGGCTTCATTCTTCTTCCGCAATCCCCGCCATAAGAACAGGGCGGCGTTCTCATACGTGCGGTTAACGGGGTGGAATGCTACGAACAACGACAGGGTTCTCTCAATCTCTGCAACGTCCTTATCCTCAAAACGGAGATAGAAGGTTTGTTCTCCTATCCCCATCGGGTATGACTCCTCAGGCACGCAGTATCACCGTTATACTGCACCGTGGATGACCCGGACCCAGTAGATCTTCGGTACTTTTGAGTTCTCCATGACGACGATCGGGACCATGAGGATATCCCCGGCGTTTGTGCCGATCGTGATCGCTGCGGATGCTACGCCGGTTGCGGTCAGGACCTGGTTGATGTAGATCGACCCGACCGCAGCGGTTGCGGTGAACTTCACGCCGGTATCTGCGAGGTCGGTTGTGACGGCATACTCATATGTTGCGGCCGCTGCTGCTGGTACGAGTGTCAGGGCGGTGCTGCCCTGGTCGGTCACCGATAAGAACGGGGTGGTCAGACCGGCTGCGGCGGTCGTGATGCTGCTGATCAGGCCGGTTGCCTTGATCGTGACATCGAACGTAGCTGCCGCGCCTTTCATCGGGGCGGTCGGTTTGATGGTCTTGACATACCCGTTGAACGAGTACGCACGGGCGAACGCCATCGGGTACACAACCATCCAGACGCTGTTTGTGCATGCTGCCTGTTGGGTGTAGAGCGCTGCCTGTTCGGCTCCGCCGTAATCATTGACCTTGAACGTCATCTCACCGGGCGTTATCCAGCCGGGTAGTGATGAGGTCAGGTTCCCCACGTTGTTGTGTGAGGTCGTATCAATCTCTTCTGTGCTCTGCTGTGGCGGGGATACGTCTAACAGTTCCCCGTAAATGGTCGCGTTGCTGAAGACCATTATCTTGGTTGCCCTGCGGGCCATTTCAGTCATAGTTTTTCAGATTCTCCTATCACGCGTACGCGTAATCAATTACAAAATCCCGGTGATACATGAACACCGGAATGTCCATGTTGTTGTCCGGGACGGTGCCGGCATCGTCGCACCCGATGAAGTACACCGGGATCACCCCTGTGCCGGGTGATATGAGGGTATTCGCAATTCCGTTCAGGCTATCGGCGATGAGTTCCGAGAGGTTATCGGCAACGCCATCGGTGGCTGCCCATGCCGTGCACTGAATGCGGGTCTGTGCATACTTCCCGGTGTTGTTGCCCTGGAGATCCCGGATGTTGCTGACCCGGGAGACGGTAATGGCCGGGAAGACCGGTGAGGTCCGGAGTGCCATGCGATAGATACGGGTACTGACAACCGCTGCGATCGCAGTATCGGCTTTCAGGCGGGTGATAATAGCGAGCACAGGATCTTTCATCAGGTGCCTCCCGTTAAGTCAGGGCGCAGACTGGCCGCGATCCGGGTTGATATATTCCACTCTTCCCGCTTCTCGGCTGCGTAATTCCCGAATATCCCGGCCTGAGTGCCTTGCAGCATTGCCATCATAATCGCGCCGTACTTCTCTTTGTTCTGGTCAAATGGTGGTCTCCAGTGGGGTCGGGGATACTGGTGGAACGTCCGGCCTAACACATCGGTCATCCCAAAGAATCCATACTCAAGACGGCACGCTTGCGGCATGGGCGTGCCGATAAGTGCTACCTGCCGGATCCCTTCTACTTCCATCTCAACCCGGATAGACGCCCGGTACTGTCCGGTATCGACCGGTGCAAGGACCTGAACGTCATGCTGGTATGCCTGCCCGGCTGCCCGGACGGCTGCTCGTTCGTTCTTGGCAATACCCTGTGCGATCTTATCGAGGTCACGGGAAAACTGATTTAACGCTGAGAAATCAAAGGAGAAACCGCTCATGGGAAGAACACTCCAAAATCAATCGCCCTACCCGCAATAACCCCGATCAGTGTCAGGATTGACGCGGCAAACAGGCCGATAATTGCATACAGGATGGTCTTCTGCAAGTTCCGGACTTCCCTAAGATCGGCCCGCACTCCGCTCATCTCGGTTTCAATGGCCTCGAATTTTTCGTCAATCATCTGGTGCCGAAGTACGCACATCTCGTTACTCACTCCTTCTGTATCGCTCAATCACACCACCGCCGCAATATCGCAGGAGATATGCGAGACGGTATTAATCGCCGCCTCATATGCGATGTTCACACTGTTAATCCTGAACGTCTCTGCATATCCCGGCTCCGTGCTGGTCAGGGTATCGCCGTCTGATACGGTAGTACCGGCTGGCAGTAAGACGCGGGGCGTGCTGGCAATGAACGGGATTGATCGGTTGCCTATTCGCATGGACTCACGCGGCGAAACGAACCGGCATGTTACCGTTGTGCTGGTGGTGGTTGTAGGGCCGGGCTGACCGTATGCGTCCACGCCAATAACGGTAGTGTGAATAAGAGTTGCGGAATGGATCAGGAATACTGCCGGGAGGACCATCAGTGGCACCCCGACCGGACCCGGGATACCCGGACACCGCCGTTCACTGACAGGACGTACTGGTCGATCGCGGTCTTAGCCTTGACTTCATACGCCGCCGCCTCTGATTCAGGGGATACAGAATATGAGATATCCCCGCCTATTGATGCTGAGTTCGTCCGGCTGAGTTCCTGTGATTGTCTCCGCTTGATCTTGGCGATGGTGAGGGCGATCGAGGCTGTTTTCAGGAGCGATGAGGATGATGGTGCGGATACGCCTTTGATTGCGAGGATATCGGCGATCTCCGCGTCGCTACGGGTGATCATATTGCTGATATCGTTAATCTGGATGGTTCCGAGGCTGGTGCCCGCTTCCAGGTAAACATCAGTCGTCGTGCAGTAAGCCATCGGTCTTTCTCCTCAGCTGTTCAAGATCAAACTTTGCCTGTGCCTCTCCATCCTGGATCTCCAAAAAGGAGATTTCGGCTGCGGTTAAGCCGGACTTATCCAGCTCTCCCGCGTTCTTATCCCGCTCGTAGCTACGAGTGAGATACTTGCCGCTGTTTTCAGTGGTAAGCATGAGGGATCGCCTCCCCCAGGCTTACGCTCCGCCGGTTTCAATGCGGCATATTGAGTTTGCGACACCATACTGGCAGGCCGCCCGCATGGTTGTGCTCATGCCGATAAGGTCATTGACAGGATCTGCGTATCGTTCGACACGGACATCCTGCCTCATACCGATACCCCCACAACTCTTGCTGTCGAAGACCAGCCCGCCGATCTTGGTGTCTGCCGGTGGTGCCCAGTCATACCCTGCGGCACTTACTTTTGTTGGTGATGATGTGCTGGTGAGTTCAACGCCGCATTCAAACACGCGGCACCCCATGACGTTCGGGAGTTGGCCGGTGTTGGTATATTGCTGTGCGAGCACGTTGTACCCAGGAACGAAATCCTTATACAGGTAGTTCGTCATTGCGGGGTGCAAGACGATAGTGTCTGATATAAACCCGTCAGCACTGTTGGCCTGCCGGGCGGCGATTACTGCAGTTACCCCAGCAATTACGCCAGCGGCTGCAGCGATATCGTGCTCGTTGCCGGCACCTTCAATGAGGACTTGCAGCATCCACTGGTTGAGAGTGTTCTCAATCCGGAACCCGGCCTTTCTGACTTCAAGTTCAACCACCGAGAACAAGGAATCATCAACCATCTCGCGGGTGATCATGGGTCGTTCCCCGAACTTCCTGGATGTCCAGGTGCGGGCGGTGTATGTCTGTGTATTGATCGGGATCTCCGAACCTTCTGCAATGAACGGGGCGTATGTGCCAGTCTCACCGATATTGATCTGCATGGTGTTGGCGTTCATATTGAAGATCGGCACGGCGTTCCTGAAACACTTTGCAGGTTCGCTGCCTTCCATAACCGTGCGGTTGATCTCAGTCTGAATCAGGGTGGTGCTCTCGATATCATCGCTGAGCAGAAGTTCACGGGCTGGTTTCAGTTTACCGTCTTCTCCTTCAACCATATACCGGGTTCCGGTCGTCTTCTCGAAAGCTGCGAGGTCACGGTTGATGATCTGTGCCTGGATGGCTTTCTTCTCTGCGGGTCCAGCCACTGCAGCCTCAAGGGCTTTTATGAAAAGTTGTGTCATTGTCTTGTCACTCCTTAGGAGCTCGCGGTCTGCTGGGCCTGCGGTAAGATCTGGATCTTTACTTTTGAACCGACGGTCGCTGCACCGGCAACCGAATCCTCAAGGACTATTCCGATGGCTGCGGTTGACTGGGTATCCTGCGTAGCTGCATGCGTGCCGATTGCGGGGTCATATTCAATGACCGTTCCTGCAACTGCGCCGATCATGACCCAGTGCCCGGTATCGATCGCGGAGTCATCGGCTGCCATCATTACGGTGAGAACGGATCCAACACCGGCAACTGACACGGGTCCTCCGACGGTTGCCTGTGAGGTTAGTGCGACACCCGCAAAGGTGCCGAGAGTGGTGGCGGAGGGGGATATATACCCGCTTACTCCGGTTGCGTCAAAGGAAACACACGACCCGCGAAGGATTGCGGCGGTTGCCTTGTATGTCCTGACTGTTCCGAGAAGTTCGGGTTTTGGATCGAATGCGACAAGAGTTGTTGCTGTCATGTGATTACGCCCCTACAATGCCGTTCTTGCGGTCAACGTGAACGTAGAATTCCGGCATCGCTTCGAGTTCTTTTGTCTGTCCTGCACCCGTCTTCGGAGTGCCGTCTTTCTCAAGGGCGTCGATACGTGCGGCCTGCGCCTTCACAAGATCGGAAAGCTCCTTGATCGTGCCCGGGAGTGCCGAGAGTTCCTTCGGGATCTCGACCTTGACCTCAGCCGGCTTCTGTGCCTTGATCGCCTCGGAGAGTTCCTTAATCTGGGCTCCCTGTGCGGCGAACATTGCTTCGAGTTCTTTTGTGTCTGCCATAATTTCCTGCTCCACCGGCTTCTCTGCCGGGGTGGTTTCATCAGCGGCCTCGTTGATCCTGCAAACCTTGCAGGCTCCCTTGTTCACGAACGCATAACCGTTGAAAACAAGAGTCCGGGCTTCCATACGGCGGGTCTGCGGGTTTTCCACTTCATCGCCCCCGTGCTCGACACTGACGAATTTGATGTTGTTCCGCTTGATCAGTTCCTGCATCGCCCTGCCGTTCGGGGTGCTGCCATAGACGAGGAGATCAGAGAGAATAGCGGCGCGGGTGTTACTCTCCTCGTCGATGAATTGACCATAATGCGGGTTGATAGCCTCGCTTACCCGGTTGCTCTCATCCCGGGGAACGCCGGCCATGTGCCGGTTATACCCGGTCTTTTTAAGCCAGTTCCCGGCGTATGCTTCAAGAACCTTTGCGGGATAGAATAGCGGGGTTTTCTGCGCTGAATCTGTCCACTCACCTTCAGCGAGCAGCGGTACATCCTTGATCAGAAGATCGCCGTTTTCCAGCTCGAAAAAGCGCGAGTTGTTGAACGCAATAGCAAGCGCCCTGATGTGCTGAATGCCGGCGGAGTTCCCTTGCTGCTCGGAGCCTCCGGTGTTGAGTAATGCATCGGGCGAAGAAATGGGATTAGTACCCTGTTCGGGCATGTACTTATATGAAAGTTATAGAGTATATTTACATGGGGAGAGACTAACCAAGGGTAAATATTGAGATAAATTTAAAAAGGTATAAACAAAAAACTCATATACACCAATGAGATTCACCTGAGGTAAATCATGAGACTCAAAATCAGGAAAGTAATTAAACAGATTAAGGCGGGGCGATTTGGGCCGATTTTGTCGGGGTTTCCCGTTTTAGATCCGGGGTTCAGGCGCCGGGTTCATGCACCAATGTGCATCCGGTAACTTTCATTTTTTTAATCTGTTCCCTTACACCCCGATCTGTGCAGGGATAATTGAATAACCGTCCGACCTTGAAGGCTAAAACAGACGGCCATTCGTCCTGATGGATACGGATATATTCCTTTGCCGCCGGGGGAAAAGGGGCTTTAAAGGTCAAGTTGACGCTCCGAAATGATACCGATTATGTTGACTGACGACCTTCTCCATTGCCGCCATCCGTAATTCAAGGGCGGCCAGCCGTTCAAGCGGGGTAGGTTCCGGGGCAGCCATCGGTTTATACACGATCTCCTGTTCGGGTTGCTGTTCTTCGGGTGTTTTCTTTTTCGTAACCATGATTATGCTCCTATAACCGGGGCAAGTGTGCACCGGCAGTTGGGATGCGTATTCCCGGGAAAATCGGGCGCTTCATCTATTGGGTATATTCTACCATGCAGGGATGAACAGAGATCACATACGCGGTCATCCAACGCCGCTAAGACTTCCACGCGGTCAACGCCGGTCTGCTCGTACCGATCCTTTGCCGCACCGTTCACCGCACGCATGGTCTCTGTCCGGGCAATGGTGATACTCCGGTTCCTGCCGAAATCCGTTTCTTCTCTCACCCGCCGGATAAGCTGATTCATCGTTTCCCCTTTCTCAAACCCGTCCACCAGACTGCGGCTCAACCTCTTTGCGAGTTCATCGGTCATGCCCTGGATCTCCATGTAGTTCCGGGCTTTGATCTTGTCGATCGCTGCCCGTTCGGGAGGCAGGTAAAAGAGTTTCTGGACCTTTGTGACGGGATTAATCACGCCCCGGGTACTGAGCGCTTTATCCGCCCATTCCCTGCCGTGTGTGTATGCCATCATGGCCGCCGCCTCAGCTACTGCATCGGCTCTTTGCATGATGGTCATGCCCGCGAGCTGGTGAATAGACGTGATCAGGGTACCGGTGCCAATCGGAAGTTTGGAAATTTCCAACGCTCTCCCTTGGTTCTGTTCTACGAACCGGAACATTGCCCCCCGGTAATCATTCACGAGTCCCACGAGTTGCCGGGCAAACTTCTTCTCGACTGACTTTGAGCCGCTCGGGTCCTTCCTAATGGGCTGAACCATTACTGCTCTGCTCCCTTCGTTGCATCTATCGGCATGAGGCTCCGAGCAGCAAGGGTCGGATCGACTTGTGTCCCTGTCTGCTGCTGCAACCATGCCTGCAGCCCGGTCTGATCGGGAGGTGTTGGTAATACTGGTTCGTCCTGCTTTAACGGATCTTCATCTTTCGGGATGTTCAACCGTTCCCGGCACCACGCAGCGTCACAGATCGCATCAGGATCTTGTCCACCGCGTAACATGGAGATCGCGGCTGCCATCTTAATGAAGTCGTCCATCGATGCGGAATTGAGTTTGAGTTTCACGAGGCCGGGCGTGCCTGTCACCTTGTCGATAATCTGGGTGTTCCAGAGCTGCTCGATGTCTTTCTGCACGAGTTTGATCTGTTTGTAGAACGCTGATATCCGGGAGACGGCTGTGGCATCGGTTGTACCCTGACGTAATCCCAGAAGTTCACCGGGTGCGCCCAGTGCTGCCACTACGCGTGCGAGCGTTACGTCACTGTATTGCTGGACGTTCGGCACTCCTGCAGTATCCTTGGGTTCGATTAACAGATCACCCTCCGTTACGAACTGGTCTTTTGCGTTGAAGTCTTTGAACTGTGTTTCCAGTGCGGAGAACTCTGTATCGGTAAGCGGGAGGGCGTCAATCTTCCGGGAGTTTGCCTGGATGTGCCACTTTGGTGTACCGTGTAGGATTATACCGGCTGTGGTTGCTTCCGTGACCTTTGTATCGCGATAGATGTCGTGGGCTGCCCGTTCAAGCAGGCTGATACCATACGGTGAATCTGACCGGCCCATGAATTGATAATGGAAGACCTGTGAGGGGTCCAGGGTGATTGGCTGGATTGAATTACCGCGATTATCAAACCGTTGTGTGAATGAGGTAATGCTGCCTTTCAGGTCGGTATCAAACTCAAAACATTCTGCCGGACGAGGGACTACGTTCACGGGCACCTTTCCCATTGAACCCCGGCCATACACAATCTCCGCAATGCCGTCTCTTACAGTCTCAGCGTCAACCATCATCTGCCAGGTAATATCGCCGAAGTTAATGCGGGTCAGGAAATCTTCAATCTCTTCCTTTGCTTTCTCGTTCTCACTTTCCAGGACATATCCTTCTGCGAGAGTGTAAAGCGGATAGAGGTCAATACCGGATGCAACGTATCCGCCTTGCAGGTATATATTACGGAACCCTCGCATTCTCTGGAAGTTCCTGTTCGGGTCCTGCATTAAATCCAGTCCTTTCCCGCCGCTATACGCTTTCGCCCGGGTGACTACGTTGTCGGTCGGGCCTTCGAGTAATGATAATGTTCGTCCAAATACTTTCAGTTTCATGTCTTTGCTCCTACGGTTCGCCCGGTTGCCCGGATATGCCCCGGTGTTCTCAATGCCAGTGCGTTATACCCGCCACTCACAGCATCCACCTGATCGTCATGCGCCCCCTCTGTCGGGAATAATACCAGTTCGTCCATTAATGCTCCTGTGAAATGCCCATGTAAAATCAAGAGATTACCTTGTTCGGCTGCCGTGCTTAACGCTGCAGCTCTGCTAACCTTTGACCCGGTGGACTTGATACCCTTGAAATTGTATCCTGTCAGTACCTGACGGGCATAGTGGTCAATCACGTCAACACCGGCTGAGCCTGGTTCCTGTTCCATCCGGATCATAACTTCGGGACCGTCAAGCTGTGCGGTCTGATAGATCAGGGCCTCGACACCTGCCGGGCGTTCCTGCACCCGTTTCATATCGAGCACATACACGCGGCCATCCGAGATCCCTATAAGAGCACCAGCGGTCCAGTCTCCTCCTCCCTCGGTGGCTGCCTTATCCCAGTACCTGCAGAGTTGCATCTTCTTTGGCACGGCATCGGTGAGTTTCAACCATTGTCGTTTGAACAGGCCCCCTTCGGGCCGGACATCCCAGTTGCCGGATAGTAACTGTTCACGGGTAATAGGATCGAGTTTCATTAATGATTGAACATAGGAATCGCGGTCAAGATGCGGATTGTCGATCAGTGATGCAGGAATGAACATACATTCCGACACACGGCTTTGATCCGTAATGAACCGGGCTTTTACCCATTCGTGCCCGATATCCCCGGGGTTACTAGCTGCCCGCATCCGGATCGGGATATCTGACCCGGCCAGCCTCCGTAACCGTGAATGAAGGTAAAGGTATTGCGCTTCCTTAAACTGGGTGACTTCATCAAAGCCTATGAACTGGAACTCTGACCCTTGGTACCGATAGTGATCGCGGGGTGTGTCCAGGTATCCGAACGATATAGTTGCACCTGAGGGGAATGTCCAGGTCTTTAACTTCTCGTCCCAGTGTGCCCCGGTGCCTTGCAGCCATTCAATTGACCGCGACATGATTGCACCGGGCAGGGAGAGATCCGCGTATGTCCTGCGGAGTAACAAGGCGGCATATCCCGGTATATCGACATACTGAAGGGCTGCCATTAACAGTGCATCTGATTTCCCGCCGCCTGCACTCCCGCCATATAGGATCTCCGGGATGTGGTCATGCAGTAAGAATAGTGCCTGCTTCTCGGTGGGTTCGTGCGGGATGTACCGATTGCCCCGTACGGTGGTGAGATACCGGGTTACTATGGGAGCCTGTTCAGGACTTAACCGCGGGCAGGATTCCGACAAGTTTCTTCACCTCCTCTGCGATGTTGAGCGCGGTCTCGGTCCGGACGGGACCGCCATCCTTGCCGGTGATCTCCTGTATCT